CCATCAATACTAACACTCCAATCAAGCACATCCATCTTATATTCTCTAAACCAGTCAGAATTATAATTAGTTACTTCAACTTGAGAAGTATTTGAAGTCATACTACAGCTTGTAGAAGCAGCAAAAGGAACATAGTTATTTGAACCTGCTCTATAATATAACGCTAAATCGCTACCTAAAATTGCCATAGTTGTTTTTTTAAGCTATTGTATATCTTTTACATCCTTGAAATGATACCGAATAAGTTGCTACCCCATTAACGTCTCCGCTATAAGAGATACTTTGAATATTTGCTAAACCAGTAATTGTATATGCTGGTGAAGTATTTACGGTAAACTTTATAGTAATCTGAGTTCTATTATATTGTAAATTAAGAAAATCCTCGAAGTCAAACCCATCAAAAGCTAGTAATCCATCGCAATCAACTGTCCAAGATGTTAAATCTGGTTTATATTCAACAGCCCATGCAGAAGATATAGACGATACTGGCATTAACTCCATAGAAGTTTGTAGTGAACAGTTTGTCGATGATGAAAATGCTACAGCCGAAGAACCATTCCAATAATATAAAATAACATTTGTTCCTAAGATTGCCATATTGTTCTTTTTAACTATTTAATAAATAACTAACAGTTTCAGTAGAGGCATTATCTGTATCTGTTATTTCTAATAATTGTAAATTATTTTCTTGATTTATATATAAATTAACATCAGTCCTATTTAATAAAAACTTTTTACCATTATAAGTTAGTGCATTTGTAGCACTATCTGTAATAGTATAAGTATTATTTAAGTAAATAACATTACTTGATGTTATTGTTTCTCCTAAATCAGCCTCTAATGTAGCATAGTTCCTATTAAATAAATTAGATAATTCTCTTGCTACAAGTATTGGCAATGAAGAATACGTTGTTCCTAAATGAGAATATCTATACCATGCTGTAATAGGAGCTCCATTTGAATAAAATAAAGCACCGTAACAATAAGGAATATCAGACCTATAAATACCTAAAGAAGATTCAAAATCCTTAGTTAAAGAATTTGTTGTAGTTATATATCTTGTTGCTATTAAAGAACTTGGCAATCCCTTTGAAGATTGACTTGCATTAACATTTCTTAATCTAGCAGTTTGAACAAATCCAGTACCAAGATAATCAAATACTACTTTTAAATATCCCTCTACATTATAATTTGTACCACCAATATTAAAAGCACCTAATTGAAGATTATAAGTAATAGTTTCAAATACATTAGCACCAGCAGTAGAAGTAACGTTATATGAAGTAGCTACCCCAGGAGCACCCCAGACACCACTTGAATTAGCATAAAATACTTGTCCTGCTGTATTTTGTACAGATATTGTAATTTGAAGGCCAGTTGGACGTGATAATGCCAAATCAAAAGCTAAACTAAATCCTGGAGCAGAAAAATACGGCAAAGTACCAGCAGTAACATAAGAAAAAGTACATCCTCCGCTAAATGTATTATTAACAAATTCAACTATATCGTATGGTTCATTTGGAACAGAAACTACATTAATTGTTGCAACAGTTGTTGCTTGAGTCCAATTAGCTACAACACCACCACTATTTACTTTAAAGGTACCATTTGCTATATAATCACTTGTAAATTTAACTGGAGCATTAACCTTTACAACTGGGTAACCTTTTCTTGTTATCTTGTTTTGAGAGTTATTTATAAAATAAATATTAGAACCATTATAAGGAGCTATTGTTACACCATTACTTAATGTTCCTCCAGTTTTAGTTCCAGTACTTAAATTAAATTTTGTATAATAAATTGTAGCTGCTGCCATTTGATTAGCAGACATAATCCACCAATCTCCATTTTGTTGAAATAATCTACATCCAAAAGATTTAACTATTTGCTCTACTATATCGTAATAATTCTGTTGTTGTAAATCTCTTTTATAAATATATGTTTGTTCAAATGGGTCATTATCTGCAGCAATACTTCTATCATACATTAAAGAACCAAAGTAAGAACAACATTGATATAAACTTGGCGAATTAGGGAATCCTATTGAATTTAATCCTTGAGCTAATACGGTATATAAATCTTGTATTTGATTTGATAAAGCAGTATATGGATAAGAACTATTCTTCATAAATGATAAAGCATCTATACAAATAATATTAACTTCTAAATTACCAGTACTAAATGGAACATTTACATAATCGTTAAACGTAAACCCTCTCCATACAACAGAAGCTGTACCATTTAATGGAGTTCTAGTTAATTCTACATAGTATCTTTTATCATCATAAGTGAGTAAACTAGGGAAATTATTAAAATCTTCTTGAGTTGAAATAAGAAATGAAATGTTTAATTGAGAAGATATAATCCCTGGCTCTGGTTCATCACTATTAGAGCTTGGAGTTATAGTAATAGAAGTAGCACTATATGAATATACTGAACCAGTATAGGTATCTTCATAAATATTTACAAATAATGTACTTGAATCTCTTAATGATTGTTGTAAGTTATATCTTAATCCGTATGCCATTATACTAAACTAATTGTTTGTCCTTTAAGATTTGATGCCTTTTGTGCTCTATTTACTGACAAAAGTAAGTCTTGTCCTCTTAATAAGAAGGTTCCACTTTGTCCACCACCTAACATATCTTTTAGTTTGTCTAATGGAGCAACTACCTCTGGGTTAGACTTAGCACCTGGATATTCTCCCATCAACCCCATTGTAGGACCAGATATGATACCTCCATTTGCAAATGCAGGAATATTACCAGTTGATGCGCCTCCACCAGTACTACTTACTTTACTTATCTTAGATTTTAAAAATGCTCCAGCAGCAACCAATGCAACACCAGCAGCAATAGCAAGGTATGGGTCATTAAAAGCCTTTTTAAATGCATCCATAGCAAAACCATAAGCAATTAATGCACTACCAATCGCTTGTAAACCACCAGCTAACAAATCTAAAAAACCTCCAAATATGTCAACATTTTCACCAGCAAAAGCCTTTCCTAAATTTTCTCCAAATTGAACAATAGCATTAGTAGCAGTATCAGAAATAATGCTGTTAACCTTTTTCATTGCATCTGCACCTCTAAGTGCATTTTGGTCTAATCCTTGTAACTTAGCATTTAATTCATCATAGAATTTAAGATAAGTAGGGAACATACCAGTACCAAAAGATGAAGCCATTAATGCACCAACTTTTGCCATAGATTGCGTTATGACTTCTTGTTGTCCAATTACATTATCTTTATTTAATTTTAACTGAACTTTTAATTGTGAATCAATTAAATCAATTTGACCCTTGCCAAACTTTTCTTGATTTTTATAGTCCTCTTCATCTCTTCTCTTTTTTTCTTTCCTAGTCTTTGCATCTTGTCCAAGTAGTTGTTCTTGAAGTGCTTCTCCTAATAATACAATTTTATTATCTCTTTCTATATAAATGCCTAACTCTAATGCAGCTACTTGCTTTGCTGTATATCCAGCATTGTTTAATTTTTCTAATGCTAATTTTTTCTCAAGTTCAATTAGTTGTCTACTAGCTTCATATTTTGCATAAGCATCATCTTCGTATAATTTAACCTCTTGCTTTTTAGCATCTATTAAGTTTTGTATTACTTGCTCATTTACCCTTTGTTGTTGCTCTATTGCTTTACCTAAAGCAGCTAATGCAGCCTTATCGGTTTTATCTTTAACGCCATTAGACTTAATTCCATATTCTTGCTCAATTTTATATGCTTGAGACATATATCTTTCTCCAAGTGCAAGTCTTTTTTGAAATTGTGCCTCTTCAGAATCCGTTACATATCCAGCTAATTCTATTTGTAAATCAGAAAAGTCTTTAGCAAGTACTGTTGAAGTACTATATAAACCACCAACTCCTTGAAATGCACCCCCTTTAAAAAAGGCAGCAGTAGCCATAGCTAATTTCCCAAGTATTCCAATCTGGTCCTCAGCATAAGCAACATCTTTTTTAGCTAATGCTTCTTTGGCCTTCTCATATTCTATATCAGCCTTTGCTCTAAAATATTGAGCCTTTATATATCCTTCTGTTTTTTTAATATAAAGCTGTTCAGCTTCATACACGCTTTTAGCCGTACCATATAAATCACCTAACTTATCGTTAAATATCTTTGTAGCATCGGCTGCAGATAATGTTCCTGCTCTAACAGCAGAAAATATGCTACCTATAGCTAAAGTTTCTGTTTTTAGAGTATTAAATGTCTCAAATAACTCCTTAGCAGTTGTATTTGTTTTCTGTAAACTTTGGTCAAAAAATGTAACAGCAGCAACTAAAGCAGAAAATGCAAAATAACCAGCACCAGCACCTGTTGCTAATGAACCAAATAATGCAGGTAGGTTATTCTGAATACCCCTAAATCCATAAGGTAAATCTTGTACAACTAAAGAAAGTGACATCCACCTTTTATTAGCATCTTTTAAAGAACCATTACCATTATTAAGAGATTGATTTAGCTTATCATAATTAGCCTTCATTTCAACTATCTTCTGATTAGCTGGGTCCATACCATTAGCTACCAACCTAACCATCTCTTTTTCAAGAGCAGCTAATTTCTTTTCTGTATTACTAGCTGTTTCACCAAATATCTTAGTATAAGCATCAATCTTTTTAATGGTCTCAGTAAACCTATCCTCAGCAATAATGGGAATTTTTATACCTTCTTCGTTAGCCATTTTTATTCTGGTTTAATATTTTCGTATTTCTTTAATACCTCTTGTAACTCATCGTCACTCATTATTCTTACATTCTTCTTTCTATTCCTTTTATCGCAATCTAACTCTATTAATTCATTTGGCTTAATCTTCTTGCCTTTAGGTAGTTGAATATTGATAAGTAGAGTAGTTTGCCATCTTGTTCTAACCCATGCTTGTTCTTCTTTATGCCTATAACCGTACCAAACAAAGTCTAGTTCGGCCATGGTCATATCCCAAAACAAATGGGGAAGTATTTGACACTCCCCCATTGTATATCTTTCTATGTCAAGCCATTCTAATTTTTTTTTTCTTCACCGCCTTCGCTTGATGTAGAATTAGGTTGCTCTATGCCACTACTCATGCTTTCAGATAATGCAGCCATAATATCTTGGAACTGAGTTCCAGCAATACCGCCCATATCATCTATCCAGTCGCATACGTCAATCTCTTTGAAGTCTGGAGTTCTCCCTTCTTTGTAGAATGGATATTCAGCAGCAGACCTAACTAGGTTAACTATTGCATCTAAAGCAGTTTCACCACTTAAAGCTGTACCTATTTCAGTAGGTCCTATGCCTTGTAGCTGACAGAATCTCTTTAGAGACCATGTACAGAAACGAAGCGGTATTACCTTACCATCAGAAAGTGATAGGTTAAATTGTCCTCTCATATATTTTGGTTTTTAGTTTATGGGTTGGTAGTCATCACTAATGCTCCAGTACCAGTAAATGATGCAGAGAATGTAGCTGGAGATTCCATGTCACCAGTAAAGTCTAAAGACTCAACTTGTGCAGTTCCAGTCCAAATCTTGTCACCACTAACAAAAGTAGAGAAAGTCAAAGTAACATCAGTTCTTGAGCTGATAGAAGAGAATAAATCTTCTACGTTGATTAAAGCAGCAGAAGCCTCGATAACTGCTAAACCATCTGTTGATACTGACCAAGAACGTTGTCCTTGAATTTGTGCCGCCCATCCACCGCTATCTTTTGTAGAAGCGTCTGGTAAGTCTGTGCTTACGCTTAATGAACAAGATGTAGAGTGAGCAAATGCTACTCCGCCTAACTTTACTACAAGTAAAGTACCGTTAAAAATCCCTGTGGTTGCCATATTATGTTTTTTTTATATGTTTAAAATCCTATTAATTAATTATGTTATTTGAGTTACATAGTGATTTACTACTATGATTCTTCTAAAAATATACGCTTGTTCTACATAGTCAAAAGTAGCCTGGTTTGATGCCATGTTCCTAGTGACTATGTTAAAGTTAGGACCTGCATTTGGGTAGTTGGCTGGTGCGGTTCCAATAATCTCTAAAAGAGCATTAGCCCATTCATCAACCGATTTTTGCCCTACTTCCCCAGATTTAAAGGTTCTGTAGATAATGTCAAACTGTATGCTTACATCAAAGTTATAGCTTGTTTTGTCGCTAGTCTCTGTTGATGTCTGACTACTTATCAATAAGAAAGGAGGCTCTGAACCATCTGGAGCTATAGTATCATATACTGACAGCTCAAATGCAGCACCAATTATCTTATCGAAATAAGCCTTTCGTATGGCATATCCGCAGTCTTTCATTATCCTTCTACCTCTACTTCTTTAACATCCGTTTGTTGGCCATTTTGAGCCTCATTTAGCTTACCAAAGAACTGAATCAATGGTAAACCATACTTTGTAGGCATCTCTTGAAAAAAGGCCTCTAATT